CAAATAGTGTGGAGTCACTATTTGGATATAATGGAGATGGTATGTACCATTATCCTAGTGATGATATTCTTGATGAAATCATTAGGAAATTGGAGGATTTACCTCAATATGATTGTCAGTCAGGTTTAGAAAGACAAGTTTTCAGTGTCACAACACATGATGAGGTAGGAGTTGGATTTCAAGAAGGTGAAGAGCATTATCTATTGGATCATGGTTATTATAATGATCCAACACGCAATATCCATGATAATGATAAAGCAACTTTTGATGATTTCTTTAAGAGGCCAGTTAAGATTTTTCAACAAGAATGGGGCACTGGAGTGGCTTTAGCTGCTGAAGTTGATCCTTTTTACGAATATCTTGCAAATCCTCGTGTTGCAAATCGTATATCTAACTTTAATTTACTTAAATGTAAGTTAAGAATCAAGGTTATGGTAAATGGTAATGGATTCTTCTTTGGAAGAGCTATTGCAGCTTATCACCCTTTATATAATTACGATTTTCTATCCACACATGCGGCATTGGTCCCTCAAGATATGACTCAGACTTCACAATTACCTAAGGTCTTTATCAATCCTACGACATCTACTGGTGGTGAAATGGTTTTGCCCTTTTTATGGCACAATGACTTTTTGGATATTACTGATAGTGTTGAGAATGCACGGAATCTAGGTACATTATTTCTTAGGGACTTTAGCACATTGAAACATGCACAAAGTGCTAATGATGGTGTAACTATAACTATACTAGCTTGGTGTGAGGACATTACGTTAGCTGTTCCAACTACCAAAAATGCTTATCAACTTTCTCCACAATCTGGTAAAGAAGATGAAGTTGATACTGCTAATAAACAGGGTATAGTTTCGGGACCTGCCACTAACATGGCTAAAGTAGGAATGGCATTATCCAAAGTTCCCGTTATAGGACCTTATGCTATGGCTGCTTCGAAAGTGGCAAGTGGGGTTGCTGCTGGGGCCAAATTGTTAGGGTATTCAAGGCCTGCTTTAAGTAGCGTAGAGAAATTGCGTCCAACACCAACAGGTTCTTTAGCACTGGGCAATGTGCCTGATACCATACCAAAATTGGCATTGGATGAGAAACAGGAATTGACTATTGATCCAAGAATTGCAGGTATCAGTCCAAATGATCCTCTACTAATAAGGAATATAGCTAGTAGAGAATCGTATTATACCAAATTTAATTGGCAACGTGGTGACGCTGCAGCAACCTGCATTTTTGAAAGTTATGTTAATCCTGTTGTATGGACTACATCAGGTTCTGGCGATACAATACACTTACCTGCATGTGGGGCAGCTGCACTACCGTTCTCGAATTGGACAGGTCGAATGAAATTTAGATTTCAGGTGGTAGGAAGCGCGTTTCATCGAGGAAGATTACGTGTAGTTTATGACCCAAACAATTTACCATATCAATTAGATGAGTATAATGTGAATTACCAACAAATTATAGACGTTGGTGATGAGAGAGATTTTACAGTTGAGATTGGTATAGGTAAAGCTAAAACTTACATTAATCATCTAACACCAGGTGTTGATGCTGTACCTTTTGTTAATGGACCAACATCTGATTTAGACATGTTACC